CCGTTATCCGTCCGATTATCCTACAGTTATTTATGCAGCAATGGCGGGAAATAAACGGAGGTGCCAGCGGTATAAACTGCGCCATATCAACGATGTATAAGACCGTGCATAATGGCGGCATATGTATACGCTATGAACGTAGGCGTGGCAAGGGGTGGCATACGGCATCATTACGCATAATCGTTATTTTACGTAATTATGTTGAATACTTATTCAATCGTATACATAACGCAGCTCGAACGCAACAACGAACAAACATTCGTATTGACAAACGAGTTGTTTACGTAAAAGAAACAATTACGGATATTATGACGATTTAATTCGACAAAAGGCGCAAAAATGGCGATCCCCCAAGCCCCGGTCGAAAAAGCCGGTGACTTGACGTTCAAAATTAGCGCACAATTTTTCGAACTCGGGGTGGAACATTTCGGATATAATAAGCGTAAGCGACGCAGGTTTGCGGAAGGATAACAATTTCCGAGAGGTGCGAAACCTTCCAACGGTTCAAGTCCGTTGTCGCTTTTAATACTACGAGAGCCTACCGATTGCCTAACGGTGGGCTTTTCGCAATACATAACGCAAAACACACGAAAGGAGGACGCAATCATGGCGTATATCAACGGAGAATGGCTCGACCGAGCATCGCGAGGACAGCGCATCGACCTACTAACGGAAAGAGTCCGCAAACTAGCAACGGCCATCAAAGCCGGCAAAGCGACGGATTATCACGTAGATACGTTTCGCAAAGACAAGGCGGAGCTGGTTCGCCTCAAGCGGATTCATCGCGCGGAAGTTGATGTCGCCTATTTTACCTACGCCTACCTTAGCGATGGTGAAAACAGCGCCAATGAAGACAACGTAGTCCGTAACAATGATGACGGAACTCCGCATGATCCAATTGACTTGATTGCGCCCATCCATCGCGAGTTCTTTAACCTTTGCGACCATGTAAACGTAGAGGAACGGAGCGCCCGCCTAGCGATAGCAGCAGCGCGTGGCCACTCAAAGTCCGGCATGTTCTCGAACGCCTTTCCGTTGCACCAGGTGGTCTTCCGCAAACGCAAGTACGTGCTGATTATTTCGGAGACCGACTCGTTATCGAAAAAGCTCATCGGCTGGATTAACAAGCAGCTGAAGTACAACGCATTATTGCGCGAAGACTTTGGCGTCCTGATGCACGAATCCAATTCACGCAACGAAAAGGACAACGAAGAGGCATTTATCACGCTGAGCAACACGTTAGTCGAGGCGAGCTCATCCGGCAAGCAACTACGCGGTAAGCGACACGGTGCGGTACGTCCTGACTTGGTTATTATCGATGACCCTTCGTCGATGAATAACGAGGGCACGAAGGAAGCGCGGGAAAAACTCGTTCACTGGTTTAACTCCGTAGTCGTTCCGATTGGTTCGAAAGCAACAGCGATTGTCCTCGTCGGAACAATGGTCAGCGCGACAGGGCTTTTAAACCACGTACTGAAGCGGAAGGATTTCAAGTCGTCCTTTCATGGCGCATTGATTAGCGAACCGACCAATCCGAAGTTATGGGACGAATACTGCGAGATATACGCGCGGTCCGAGTCGATGGAGGAAGTCGACGAGTTCTATAACGCAAATCGCGAAGCCTTAGACGAAGGAATCGAACTGGCGTGGCCTTGGCGCTGGACTTATCGCGCGTTGATGCACGAGAAGGTCAACATGGGAACGCGGGCATACAATTCGGAGTATCGAAACCTGGCGTTTAGCGAAGACGAGCAGTTCTTCTTTCCGGAAAATTATGCGAAGTATCATTATTACTACGAAAATAGTCGGGCGTATGTCGTTTACGAAGAGTTGAAGATTCCGTTGAGCGACCTATTTATCGTTGGCGCATGGGATATCGCGATGGGCAAGAATAAGCGGTCGGATTATAACGCAATAGTCATCGTCGGCAAGCACGCTCCGAGCGGATTGCTGTTCGTACTAGACGAGTATGCGACGAAAGAGCAACCGCATACGTTAATCGATGTCTGTATCGAGAAAATTAAGAAATTTAACGTTCGAATTTTCAGCGTTGAAACAATTAACGCTTATCACGAGTTTTATCGGCAGTTACAAGAAAAGGCGCGCGTTGAGGGCGTCTATAAGTGTCGGATCAATGATGTTAAAGGTCACGGCAGTAGTAAGGAGCAACGGATTGAGTCGCTTGAACCTATTCTGCACAATAAGACGCTAATCTTAAACGATAGGCACACGATGTTGAACGATCAAATGGCGCAATATCCTTTCGGAGATCATGACGATTTATTAGACGGAACTCAAATGGCAGTAAACAGCGTATTTAAACCGAAATCAAGAGTCGCAGTAAAACCGAAATGGTTATAAATAACGGAGGTGAATGAAGTGTCAAACAACAAACTGAAAGCATTAGAGGCGAAGCTAACGGAGCAACAAAAGAAAGCGGCTTACATGCTCGTTGAAAACGATTTGAAGTCGAACAAAGACCCGTTAAAACTAACGTATGAACAAATCGCAGACGAAATCGGCGTTTCTTATAAAACGATTTGGAGCTGGCGGACCCAGAACCGGAACTTTATCGCATATAAAAACGAAATCTCTGACGATTTTCTAAGCGATAAACGTTCGCGAGTGTACGGGCAGCTTTTAAAGTTAATCGAAGGCGAACAGCCTTCCGTAAAAGCGATTGACTTGTTTATGCGTAGATTCGGACTACTTACGGAGAAGCAAATCATCGCTACTGAGGACGCGAGCGGAAGCCGTTCCAACGATGACCTAGCGAAAGAACTCGAGGAACTCGACGATTTACTAAAAGACGAATAACGGAAGGAGGGGCGCAACTTGGGCTTATTTTGGAAAGACAAAGCGCAGCTCGACAAAGTAAACGAGTATACGTCGGTTTATACGTTTAATGCGTTTCAGCAAGGCGAACAGTTTCCGCCGGTGGCTGACCGGGAACGTATCTCGAAGTATAAGCGGTTAAAAAAGCTATTTCAAGGCAAGCAGTTCGAGGTCTACGAGCGCGCGTCGAAGCTATTAAAAGACACGCCTCACGAGAGCCAGCTTGCTCAGTTATATATTGCGGTAAATATTGCGGATATCCTAGTGACCAAACCATCCGATTTGCTAGTCGGCGAACCCCCGAGTTTCGAATCAGGACTGCCCGACAGTAGCGAAGAACAAAAGGCGGTTAATCGATATGTCGAAGAAAACGATCTTGTTAAATTGGTACACGAGAGCGCGATTGGTAACGGCTATCGTGGCGACGCTTGGATTAAGACGCGGTATGGCTATCGTCAAGATTTTTCGGAAGTAGTGCAAAGGGGTGGCCAGATTCCGGATGGCGTCGTAATGGAGCCGATTATCGAGCACGTAAATGCCGAGTTCGTATTTCCGGAGATTTCGCGCGGAAATGTGAAGTCGTTTAAGGCGGTCAATATTGCGACAGTAGAGTACGTGATTGACGGGAAAACGGAAAAGCCGTTTCTAAATGTCGAGCGTCACATTCCCGGGTATATCATTTACGAACGCTATCGCTTGTTTGAATTTGAAGGCGGAATCGATACACGCTGGGGCTATCCGTTACATGTCTACACAATTGGCGAAAGAGTAGCGACAGGTCGCGAAGAAGATTCCGTTGAAACGGGCGTTCCTCACTTACTTGTTCATCACATTCCGTATAAGAGCGTTGATGACGACTGGGAAGGCGTTGGCGGACTCGAAAAACTTGAGTCGTTGCTTGCGGCAATTAACGATAGGCTCGTTCAAATTGATTACGTACTTTGGAAGAATTCCGATCCGACTGCTTATGGTCCGGACTTAGATGGCGCAGGTGACGGTCAAGTGCGCTTAGGTGGCGCTTATATTCCGGTAACAAAAGAAGACGTGACACCGGGCTATATGGACTTCAGCGGACAATTAACGGCAGCGTTTAAAGAGCTTGAAGTTCTCATTTCGCTAGTTTTCCAAATGTCCGAAACGCCTCAGTGGTTATTCGGAACTGTGCTCGGCGAGAATAGCGGCGGCACGGGTACGTCACACACCGACTCAGCGTCGATTAAAGCGAGATTTATGCCGATATTATCGAAAGTGAAACGAATACGCACGCACTACGATAAAGCGATTAGAGACGCCCTTTGGACGTGTCAGCTACTTGATATTGCGCACGGTGAGGCGGATTTCGAAGCGGTGTACCCGACGATTAACTGGCAAGACGGTATTCCTAAGAACGCGAAAGAAGAAGCGGAGATCATGCAGATTCGTACCGGAGGCAAGCCGACCATTGACGTTCAGAGCGCAATTAAGCGCCAGGACGGAGTGGACGACGAAAAGGCGACCGAGATTATTTCGCGGATTGAAGAGGACGAAAAGAACGCAAATGGATTCGTGGACTCGTCGATATTTAATGCTGGCGGTGAATAATCATGGCGCCAACACCGACGTATGACTACGATATTTCGATTCTACTAAATTATTACAAAGAAGCGCTACAAAAGATTAGCAACGAATTGAATCGTATCGATTTAACGAACTTCGAGCGGGCTAACTTGCTCGTAGTACAGAAGGAAATCGCCGACGTGTTAAAAGAACTAGACGTGAAAACGAGCGCCTGGGTTTCTACGATGATACCGAAAGCAACGGAGGACGGCATTATACATTCGATTATAGCGCTAGGGGTGGCGGAAACGGTTGAGGAAGCGCGAAAGATTGTCGTGTTTAACCGGTTGAACCGTGACTTTATTAAAACGGCGGTGGCCGACACGCAAGCCGACATACTGCAAGTTTCACAGAATATTGACCGAAAAGTGCGGACGACCATTCGTCAAGTAACGGCGGAAGCAATGCGGGCCAATTTAACGCAAGGCATTAACACGACGGATTCAATTAAGCGCGACATATTGCGGGATTTAAGGCAACGGTTGGGCGATTCGATTAATACCGGAATTATTGACGCTGCGGGGCGACGTTGGAAGCCGGAAGTTTATTCCGAGATGGTAACACGGACCAAACTAGCGCAGGCACAGCGTGAATCAGCGATAAATGACGCTTTAGGACGCGAAGCTTACTACGGTAAAATCAGTAGTCATGGCGCGAAGGATGCCTGCCGAAATTGGGAAGGTAAAATCGTAAAGTTAATGCCAGATGCTCCCGGTGATTATCCGTATTACGGTTCGTTGCCTAACCGAGAAATATTTCATCCAAATTGCAAACATGTAATATCGCCAGTTAGACGTCCTGACCGAGTCTAAGTGGCTTTTTCTATGTCCGAACGTTTATGACGTAAAACTGAAACGGCTGTTTTAAATTAATGAGCGACGGCTCTCAAACGGAGGTAACGCAATGAGTGAAGAATTAAATAACGAAGCAGTAGTGAACGAAACCAATACGGCTGAGGAGTCGGTAAATAAACCGGAATCGAAAACGTTCACGCAAGAGGAACTGGACAAAATCGTAGCGGATCGCATTGCTCGCGAACGTAAGAAAATCGAAAAGTTCGCCGACTATGACGACTTGAAAACGAAAGCGTCCGAGTACGAAAAAGCGCTCGAAGAAAAGCGCCTTGCCGAACTATCGGCGCAAGAACGCGCGGAAGAGATTGCGAAGAAATTCGAAGCTGAGCGAAATGAATACGCAAAGCAACTCGACGAGCTAAAATCGCAAGCACAACGCGAGAAAGTCGTAAACGCATTTATTAAGGCGG